CAAGCCGGAAAAGGATGGGCGGGATTTTAAGGAAATCGACCTGCTTGGCCGCCAACTTGAGCGCACGGCGAGAGTCAAAAAATTCAGCAACGGCGGCAATGAGGCCGACCTGAACCCAAAGGTAGCGAATCGCAATAAGGGGCCGAAGAAGGCGGCTACTCGCAACGACTATAGCGAGGAGCAGCAGCAGAAGCTGCACGAAGCATTTCTTGATGAACAGTTTGAGTATCAGAAGCACTGGTACCGCGCCGGGTTTGTTAATCGAACGCGCAATATCCTGAAGTCTCGCCAGATCGGGGCGACTTGGTATTTTGCTCGCGAAGCGCTGGATGATGCGATGGAGACTGGGCGCAATCAGATATTCCTGTCCGCCTCTAAGGCGCAGGCGCATATGTTCAAGAATTACATCAAGCAATTCGCTCGCGAGGCCGCCGATATCGAGCTACAGGGCGACCCGATTATTTTGCCGAATGGCGCGGAGTTGTATTTTCTCGGGACGAATGCGAATACGGCTCAGAGTTATCACGGCAATACCTACACCGACGAGTATTTCTGGATTCCAAAATTCGAGAATTTTCGCAAGGTAACGTCCGGTATGTCGATGCACAAGCACTGGCGCAAGACGTATTTCTCGACGCCGTCCAGCCTGAGCCACGAGGCCTATCCATTTTGGTCTGGATCGTGGGCGAACAAGGGCAAAGCTAAGACCGACCAGGTGATGATCGACATCAGCCATCAAGCGCTGAAAGATGGACGCCTGTGCGAGGACGGTCAGTGGCGTCAGATGGTGACGGTGATGGATGCAGTGGCCGGAGGCTGCAATCTGTTCGACATCGAAGAGCTGCGCCGGGAATACAGCCCAGAGGAATTCCTCAACCTGCTGATGTGCCAGTTCATCGACGATGGGCAGAGCGTTTTCCCGCTGGCTGTGATGCAGCGCTGCATGGTCGATTCGTGGGTGGTGTGGGATGACTTCAAGCCGTTCGCGCTGCGCCCGCTCGGAAACCGCGAGGTGTGGATCGGATACGACCCGTCGAACAGCGGAGACAGCGCCGCGCTGGTGGTGATCGCGCCGCCGCTGGTGCTGGGCGGGAAGTTCCGCATCCTCGATCGCGTGCAGTTCAAGGGCATGGACTACGAAGAGCAGGCGCGACGCATTAAAAAGGTGACCGAGTGCTACAACGTGACCTACATCGGCATCGACACCACCGGCATCGGCAGCGCGGTCTATCAATTGGTGACGCAGTTCTTCCCCGGCGCGCGCGCATTCAACTACTCGGTGGACGTGAAGGTGCGCATGGTGCTAAAGGCGCTGGACGTGGTGAACAAGGGTCGCCTCGAGTTCGACGCCGGCTGGACTGATGTGGCCGCGTCGTTCATGGCGATCAAGAAGACCACAACAGCAAGCGGCAGGCAGGTGACTTTCGAGGCCGGCCGCGCAAAGGACATCAGCCACGCCGACCTTGCTTGGGCAACGATGCACGCCCTATCGAATGAGCCGCTGGAAGGCGGCACTTCTACCAATTCTTCCTTCATGGAGATCAGTTAAATGAACAAATCAAAACGCAGACATTTCAAAACAAGCTCGCCGCAGGATTCCGTTCCTGACATCAAGACAGCTACAAGCGCAGAGGCATTCACCTTCGGAGACACGGAGGCTGTGCTCGATAAGCGAGAGTTCATGGATTATCTGGAGTGCGGCAGGATGGGAAAGTGGTGGGAGCCTCCGATCTCGATGGAGGGACTCGCGAAGAGTTCCCGCGCGGCTGTTCACCATTCAAGCCCGATGCGGGTGAAGTGCAACATCTTGTCCTCCTGTTTTATCCCGAATGCGCTGTTGTCGCGCACAGATTTCGCCCGGTTCGTCCACGAATATCTGATCTTTGGAAACTCCTATCTGGAGCGCCGCGACTCGCGCACTGGCAGGCCGCTGAAACTGCAACCGGCGCTGGCAAAATATATGCGCCGTGGCGTGGATGATCTGGATCAGTATTACTTCATCAACCGTTCGCTCGGCATCATCAACGATCACGAGTTCAAGATAGGATCCATCTTTCACCTGATGGAGCCAGACATCAACCAAGAGATTTATGGTGTACCGGAATACATCCCGGCGCTGCACTCAGCATGGTTGAACGAATCGGCCACACTGTTCCGTCGCCGTTATTACAAGAACGGAACCCATGCCGGATTCATCCTCTACATGACCGATTCAGCACAGAAACAGGAGGATGTCGATGCGCTGCGACAAGCGCTGAAAGACTCCAAGGGACCGGGTAATTTCCGCAACTTGTTCATGTACGCGCCAAATGGAAAAAAGGATGGGATTCAGTTGATCCCGGTAGCCGAAGTGGCAGCGAAGGACGAGTTCCTCAACATCAAGAACGTCACCCGTGACGACATGCTCGCCGCACACCGCGTACCGCCTCAACTGATGGGCATCATCCCGAACAACGCAGGCGGATTCGGCGACGCAGAGAAGGCGGCTGCCGTCCTCTCCGCAATCGAGATCAACCCGCTGCAAGAACGCCTGAAGGAACTGAACGACTGGATCGGTGAGGAAGTAATAAAGTTCAAGCCGTTCGAGCTGGCCAAGAGCCAGTCACAGGCATAAGAAAGACGGTGCGACCTGTCCAGGTGCGTCAACACCCGGACAGGCCACCTCCAGCAGAACACTCCTGCATTTGGCTAAAGCACCGTTACCGTGCACACGGCGGCGCGGAGGCTATCACAAACTACAGGAGTGTTACACAATGAATGCAAGCCCCATCATCCCTTGGCTGGGTGGAAAACGCCGTTTGGCCGACAAGCTAATCCCTCTATTCCCGCAACACGAGTGCTATGTCGAAGTGTTCTGCGGCGGTGCCGCCCTGTATTTTCTCAGGCCGATCCCCGCCAACGTCGAAGTGCTCAACGACATCAACGGCGAACTGACCAACCTATACCGGGTGGTACAGCACCACCTCGAAGAGTTCGTGCGCCAATTCAAGTGGGCGCTGTCCAGCCGGCAGGTATTCAAATGGCAGCAGATGACCAACCCTGAAACCCTCACAGATATCCAGCGCGCCGCCCGATTTTTTTATCTCCAACACCACGCCTTCGGCGGAAAAGTGGACGGCCAAAACTACGGCACCGCCACTACCGCGCCAACAATCAACCTGCTGCGCATAGAAGAAAACCTTTCCGCCGCCCACCTGCGCATGGCCTGCGGCACAAACATCGAGAACCTGCCGTGGCTCACCTGCATGCAGCGCTATGACCGCGCCCACACGTTCTTCTATGCCGATCCACCCTACTGGAAAACAGCAGGATACGGCGTGCCATTCGAGTTCGATCAATACGAGCAGATGGCCGATTTCATGCGCACCTGCAAAGGCAAAGTGATGGTCAGTATCAACGACCATCCCGACATACGCCAAGCCTATGCTGGCCTGACCATCTTCGACGGCAAGGCGCTCGACATCAAGTACAGCGTCGGCAACAACCAAAGCGCACCAGAGGCCAGCAAAGAGCTCGTCATAACCAACTACGACCCAACCATCCTGCACGGCCTATTCTAGCCCTCCTACCCCCTCTCCCGCGCCTCCCAGCTCCATCCCCACCCTCTACCGAGGAGCGCATCCACCCTCGCCCCATCACACAGCTCCGCCCCACCCCAGACACTGGCGGTGTGGCGGCGGCATCGCCCAACACCGCTCCGCCCCAACCTAGTCGAGCTACCCATCCAATATTCAACAATGTTTCACAAAACGTTTCACAACAATCAAAAATCCCCAACCACCACCCGCCGCGCGCGCTCGTGACCCCGCCACGCCCGCCCGCTTTATAGGTCGGTATTTATGCAGGTGCATGAATGCATACTTTCTCGGCACGGCGTGGAGGTTCGGGGGCGTTGATGGGGGGAAATTTACTTGCAGATTTATGCGCCAAGCTTATGCAAATTTGCACACGCAATCTGAATCAACAGGTTGCGGATGGTTTTAGGTTTTGAAATCGGGAAATAGTAATATTTGAAATATGAAGACAAAAACAAATGCAACATTATGATTTTAATAATTAATAGTTATTGCAAATAGAAGTAATTTCAAGTAATCAAAAAGGTAATATTTTTATAATCTATTGATTATTATAAATATAAAATTATTAAAACATTACCATATTGAATAGTAATTAATTTACTTTCTCATTACTCAAATATTACTTTTTCGAAATCGCTTATAAAGCTTTAAGGCATTGGGTTTTGTAGATACTTTTAAAACTAAATTACCTTTATTACTATTTTCCGATGCGCTAGAAAAATTTAACAAAAAAACAAAACATACGCGCCCCCGCATGCACGCGCATATAATGCGCACGAGGCTATATTGATCGGCTGGAAATGAGTATCTTGGGCTAATAACTGGCTGCGCGACTTTTGCGCGACTTTTGCAGAATCAATAGGCAAAAATAGACACAAAACCACCACTTAAATACACTAACTTATTGATTTAAATTGTGACAATGTTGTGTTTAATAGGCTACGAACCAAGGGGTCAGGAGTTCGAATCTCTTCCGGCGCACCAAAAATTAAGGCCTGCAGCAATGCAGGCCTTTTCATTTGTACTATTCGATCAGTTTGTACTATTGATCATCCATTCTCCCCCGTCATTTCACACCTTCCTTGGGAATTGAAAGTGGCTCCACGATTTCGGCCTTACGTCGATAAATCCAGTCGGTTGTTCTTACGCCTGTGTGACTCAACACATATGCTGCGTCGTAATTTTTGCTCGCGCCTAGTCTTGCTTATAACCTGCCAGCTTGCTGGCTTAGTGGATTGGCTAGTAGCTTCACCAGAAATTTGAATTTTTAGAAGCGCTCTAAAATTGCGGATTTGAAACGTCAGGCGGGAAAAATCGCTTCGAGCACCAAGCCGTGTTGCAGGCCGCTGAACATCTGCATCTCGCCGCCAAAGGCCAGCACCCGCTCCTGTATACCAAAAAGACTTAGCGATTTGTCTTCGATGAAATCGCTGGTACAAGTTTCGCCATTGTGCCGAATGGTCAAACAATGCCCTTCCCGGTTGCTTGTCCATGTAACGACCACACGCGACACACCGGTATGCCGTGCGATATTTTCCAGTGACTCCTGTACGACTCGGAATACCAGCGTGGTGAGCTCTTCACTAACCGGCGTGCCGTCCTCGTTGATTTCAAGTTCGCAGACCATATCGGGATGCCGGTTAAACTCGACGACCACCCATTCGAGCGAGGCGGCTACTCCGTGCAGCAATACAGTCGGCCGCAAATCGGAAACGATGTCGCGTATCGTTTGGATGGACTTGTCGATCAGACCGACAATGGCCCGGTTATCTTCGTTCAGCGTTGGATTGTCTTTGGGCATCTGACTGCGTATGCCGTACATGCGCATCTTGATACCCGCAAGTAACTGGCCCAATTCCTCGTGCATTTCCCAGGAAATTCGCTTGCGCTCTTCTTCACGCAAAGCTTCTCGACTCAGCACGAGTTCGCGCAGTTTTTCCTGCATATTTTTCAGTTGCGATTCGGTTTCTTTCAGAGCGGTAATATCCTGCACCGTACCGTGCGAACGCAACGGTGTGCCGTCTTCCGCATAGTATGTCTCGCA